CAAGGGGCGCAGCGAGCGCCTAAGAGAGATAATGATTCTCTCTTAAATCCTCTTCCTTGGCAGCAACCCGAAGTTGCGTTATGGCACTTTGGTTTGTTGTCCGGGAGGTGTTGAATCCTCACGGGTTCATGTCTGGGAAGTTTTCTTTCTAGATGATTATGGGTTCAAGCTGTAGCCGCAAGGGGTTGCGTGGCTATGCCTGGTGAAGTTCCTTTACTCTCAATTGAGGAGTATAGGCCGATGTCTCCCCGTAAGGTAGCTTGCTACCTAGGCGGTAAGGAGGGGTCACTTCACACGAGGTAACTTCTGTCGCGTGGACTCCGGGGCGAAGCCCCGAAGCACCCGAGTGATGATCGTCACCTCATCCGTCGTGCACCCCCCTGTAAGGCGTTACCTGGAGTCACCGTCCTGTGGGTGATGAAGGGAAATGTAGGGGTCTAGGCCCATTCATGTTGCCACATCTGGTGTAATATGTTAATAGGGTTCTTATAACCTAACGAGTAGGCTGAACAGGATTAAACTAAGTAAGCTTTATCCCTCTCGTTGTTGACGGAGAGGATATTTGTGTAGATTAAAATCGCGCATTTATCGTCATAGCAGGTCAGTTCGTACTGGAAACGAGCGTTCCCAGTGAACTCGGTCCCTGATTTCCTCCAGAACAAAGTCTAGAATATGAAAGAGTTATGGATTCTTTAACCCTCTAACTCCTAAATATTGACAACTAACGGCTTTGGGGCCGAAAGCCTCTGGACCAGGATATGGGATTTCATTACGAATCCTGACCAAAGTCATCGATCCATGTTATAAGGACCGGATAGTCTGATTCGGCGGATAAACCGCTCTTCAGATGTGTAGCATATTAATTACACGTAGGACTAATATCCCTATCAGATGTGGACCACACTTCATGGGTGGTAGGAGCTTAGGGAAGGAATCCAAAAGTTCCTGAAATATCTCCTGTACAATCTAGCTGTCTAGGCGACCTGCTCCCAGCTTTGGATGAAACCTTAGCAAAAGAGACAGGTTCTCTCAACCTTCCGTCTTCAACCAACCGAATAACATATATACAAAATGAATTTTGCTTTTTATGCTACCCGACCAGTTTACCAACGGCCTGGTCACCGTCTTTGGAAAACCATTGACTGGGACCAAGTAGAGGCCGGGAGATATGCCATTGTGGATCCAGCTGATCCCGGACATATTCTTTACCTTACTGAACCTGACTACATTCTTCAAATACGGGTGGGGATCTCGAATAGAGATAAACCCGTTGTTCTTGCCCGTCCCACTGATAGTAGACCATCAACCTCTTCATCCGACCAGTCGGATACCAAAAACTCCCCCCCGAGGGGGTCCCGGATCTCTAGGACCTTTCTCAGAAACCTTTTTAGGGGCTCTTTTGATTGGTTACCCAAAGTTATTCGGAAGTTTGGACAAACGGAGCAGGTAGAGAATCTGGTCATTGTGGCTGAAGGAAACTTGAGGCCACTCTTCGTGATATGGGCTAAACACCTGTACGTGAAGATAGCAGGGTTAGGTTGTGACAGTGAGGTCCGGAAGGCTTCTGGTTCTTTCGCATCATACTTGGTGTCAATCTTAAAGGCCCATGGGCTGCCTGGCCTTATCCTACGTCTGAAGGTTTATTACTTTTGTGTGTCCTCCTTCGTTGGAGGCGCTAAATTGAAATCTACCCAAGATGTGGGTTTAAGAGTTAGGTTATCACATGGGCTCCCCACCGCTTTGCCAGCTTCAGTCCGAGCATCTATTAGACGTCGCAATAAAGTGACTATACGGGTTTGGCTGTCTCTGTTGTATATTTATAAATCCCTTGATTCAGGTCATAAACAACCTGATTTTGGGGGCATTGCTGATCATTTCCAGCCAACAGATGCGTTCGATTTCGTGAACACACGTTTCATTCTTTTCTGCAAAGATGAGTTTAAGACGTGGTTATTTAATTGTGCGAAAGTCTCTAAGCTTCCTATCCTGATACCCGATCGTCTGCATTGCCCTCCGACTGCGGGCCCGAATTCTTCGTTTTCCTTGACATCGTTTCCGATTGACACCCTTTATTGGGTACTCTCGGGGTGGGCGGATAGCCCACTTCAACGATACATGGAGGCGGTTAGTTCTGGGCACCACCTTCGGATGTTTGAGCTTTATGCAAATAAAGTTCTAACCCTTGCTTTCGGTCCTGAGGAAGGATATAAAATTTGGAGAGCGTCTGAGGATGGAGATCCCATATCCTGGGACCCCAAGGAGTTGGCTCGAACCTTGCCCATATATGCAAAATTATATGGCTCGAGGGGAGACCAATCCAAGGAGGTGCACCCTATATCAGGACGTCTTTCTTTAATCAGAGAGGCGGCCGGTAAAGTGCGTGTTGTAGCTATAGTCGACTCCTGGAGTCAGACTATGCTACGTCCTCTTCACCAATTTTTCTTTAAATTGTTGAAGGGAATAGGGTCTGATGGTACCTTTAACCAGCAAGAAGCGGTTAGCTCCTTTGCTGATGAAGGTCACAAGGATATTTATTCTTATGACTTAAAGGCTGCCACAGACACCATACCGTATGCTTTATATACATCGGTCATGGAACCTATTCTTGGAGTGAGACTCACTCGTGCATGGATCAGTCTCTTACGGGATAGAGACTTCCTGCTTCCGTCCTGGGAGAAACCTGGACGGAACGGTAAGAAGGTATCATTTCCCCTAAAACATAAAGGATCTAACAAGATCCGGTATGGACGTGGTCAGCCTATGGGGGCGCTGTCTTCTTGGGCCGCATTGGCACTGCTCCACCACGCGGTGGTTCAGTACTCTGCATTCCTTGTTGGACAGTTTCCTTTTAGCGCTTACCGTGTACTTGGAGATGATATCGTTATCGCCGGTAGAGCTGTGTCTCGGTCTTACCGAGAGACTTGTTCTAGTTTAGGTATTGTGATCGGATTGCCTAAGTCTTTTGTTTCGACAATTGGCTTTTTCAATTTCGCTAATCAGTCCTATCTGGACAAGGAGAATCTTTCTCCTATTTCGTTTAAGCAAGAGTTATCTGCAAAATCTGGGTATTCCCGGGTGGCGTTAGGTATACAGGCGCTGGCGAGAAAGTGGATTGATCCTCTCTCTCCTAAGTCGTTTTCGCAGTTTCTGCGATGGATGTACCCGCCTACTATTGCGAGAGCAATAGAGGTCTCTAGAAAGAAGGGACTGTTGCATGAAGGGTTCCTGGTAGCGGCAAACTTAATCTTTCAATCTTGCTTAGATGGCGTAAAGCCATTTAATCGGATGGAAGGACTTGACGTTGTAACGATTAGTTCAAGGTTTGTAAACCCTGGGCTGTCGTTGAGTGTCATGGGGTTTGCTGCACCAGTAGCCCACAACAAGGTAACTTGTTGGAGCGGTAAGGAGCTTCTACTGTCTCTCTGTTATCAACAGATTGGCAGAATAGAAAAACTCCTTGCGGCAAGGCTGAAGGAGCTTGAAGGTCTTATACAGGTTCCGGTGGGTTGCGACCTTTACGTACCGAAATTGACACCCGTCAAATCGATATTTAAGGGTGCGAAACTTTACTGGAACCTGGACCTGGAACGTGCACGGATCAAGTACCCTTCTCATCTATCCTTCGAGCAGAAGGATTCGGTCCCTTTAGGGCCGGTTGTACCTCTTTTAGAGCTCAACGAGATGGATGGTATTTTAGATATTCAGGAATTTATCAGTAAGATTAAGCGGCATTTGTTCTTTCTCGAACGGAAGCCTGCTGAAATTGCTAAGATGGTTTCATTGGATCTATCTCTTGATTATTTGCTTGGAATGTATCGTCAGTTACTCCACATGGAGTCTGATTCTATAGGTCAAGACTTATCGTCACTTGGTACCTACAATGTTATCGAAGACGCTAAAGACGGCAATCAAAGCCTCTTTAATTCTCTTCTCCTGTCTTCTAGTGTACGCGAACTCCAAGAGTTGAAAGCGGAAGGCCATATCCCATGGATCTCACCGTCACTTGGCCTAACTCGGTTCGACCAGATTATTAACCTGGAGAAACCGGAAAACCAAAGACTTATGGTGGGATAGTAAACCACGGTGTAAGGCACCGATATCAATCTGGAGGTACGCATAGAAATATGAATATTCCTC